TCTACAGGAGTAGTGTCAACTACTGGACTTGCAACAGGTCTTTCTTCTGTCATACTATTTGCAATATTACCTACTGAAATTGTACCAGAAAGAACTGCATCAAGACGAGCTTTCAATTCTTCATAAGATTTGAAGTTTGAAGCAGCAGTCTTCTCTGCAAGAGGATATGCTTTTCCCCATACTTCTTCCATTTGTTCATCATTATCAAATAGTGCAGTCGGTGAATCAAACTCTGATTTATCATAGTTCCAATAACCATCAACTTTACGAATTTTCAGTTTGAAGTTTGCACCTTCCCAAAAATCAAATGGATTGATAGGGGATTCATCTTCAAATTCTGGTTGCATCGCAGCCATCAATTTATCAAAGATTTTCTTTCCAAAACGGAACAAGAATACTTTACCTTCATTCTCAGGGTGTTTGCTGTCGCTCACCACATAGATATTTGAGAAGTATTGTAATTTTCTTTTCTGTTTACGAGCGATCTCTTTGTCAGACTCTATACCAGTATTCCAGTATGAAGAGTTCATTTCAGACACAGGGTCTTTCTGTCCAATTGTAGTAAGAGAGTTTTCAATATACCATTGACCAGTAGGGCCTTGGAACGCATGATTCCAAACCTTTGCCCAAGGCATATCTTCTCCCTCAACTGCTGGAAGAAATCTAATGACTGCAAAGCCATTACCAGATTTATCAAGTTCTGGTTTCCAAAGACGTTCATCTTTGTAAGATTTTTTATCCTGTGGAGCATTTTCTTCTTTGACTGCACCTAATAGTTTATCAAGTGAATTAGTTCTTTTTAACGTATCTATTGACATTTAAGTCTCCTTATGTTAACGTATGTACTTGTGTAGTTCTTCGTATGTTAAATCTGTACCAACCCGATGGAACTTAACATTGGGGAAATCCCTTTGTACCATTCTAAATTGATTGTTCCAGTTCACAGGGTTAAACCCCCTGTTGTTTTCGGGCAGATAATTACTACTGCCCTTATATACATTATTTATGGGTTTGTTATAATCGTTTCCGTCAAACCCTAACATATATATCTCTTCTGCACCATACTTGCAAGCAAGGTATAGTGCTGTATTTCCAGCAGACCAATCTTTGGGATAATCAATATTGATTACTTTATCATTGTATTCATCAACCCATGTGATATATAGTCCAACATCCTTTTCAGCTTTCCTTCTCAGGTCTTCCACATCTAAATCTGGATTTTGTTGTATTGCTTCTTTTATATTTGCTTCAACTGTTTCTTTCGTTTTACCTTGCACCACACAAGAACTTCTGCCTCGTTTTGGTGTTTGGTATATAGGATCATTCCAGTTCATCATTAATGACTCTGGCCCGAACTCTGGTGGTAAGACTTCCCAATCAGAAAACCAACACTTATGTGTGAGTGGATAGTCTGATTCATATATCTCTTGTTGCATAGGATAGTCTATTGAGACAAGATTGTCAAGGGCAAAATCACGATAAATTGCATTACAACCCCAAGTGATAAATTTGTCACTATCTATCGGTTGTCTTGGTCTTGACTCTCCATTACCATATACTATGTGTTTATTCAACTCTTAGTGCTTCCCAAGAAACAGGAAACAATTCTTTTGCTTTTAAATCAATCATCTCTGCAATCAATTGTGTTTCCCATTGTGTATCTGGTTTACATCTCAGATTACACACACGAGCAAAAGCCATCAATGTACCACTCCAATACCATTCAGTATATAAGTTCTGTGGTAATACCATACGAGCCATCTCTGGTGCAACATTTGCTTTCAATAGATTGTTGTATGTTTCCTTTACATACTCCATTGTACTACTGATACTATATTCAATGTATTCATCCCAAGAAGAACCTTGTTTCTTATCTTCTGCTTTTAGTCTCCAGTTTTTTGGAACATAGAACTCTGGTTCAGTGTCAACATAACGTCTACTGACTTCGTTCCAGACTAATCCTACTTGATGCTTGACAAGTTGTCGTGCAACAAATATTGGAGCTTTGATTCTAAATTGCATGGAAGCATGACCAAAGGGACTCCAATGGTCATGCTTAGCTAAGTAAGATATAAGTTTTTTGTCAGAGTCCTTTAAAATACTTTTGCCTGTACTGTGATCAATTTTACCAGAGTACGAACTTTCTTTATCAAAGGATACACGGGCAGCGTTTACAACAGATAAGTCGCTGCCCATATGATCAATGAGTTGTACGTTCATTGTACCTCTTTTTTTGATCTGGCGCTCTACGAGTGGGACGATACCCCTTAGGCCACTCTGGTGTCCTAGATGCAAGTTTCTTACATCTTTCCCTAAGCTCCTCATTGTGCTTAGTTAACTCTGCACAATCGTATTCAAGTTCTTTGATACGATTTTTGAACGTCAAAGATTCTAAAGCATCCCATGTTGCATTTTTTTCTTTTTCAGTAGACATAAACTTTTTACTCCTTATATAGTTTATTATGTTATAGTGTACATGATTCTTGAAGCAATGTCAAGAACTAAATTGGCAATTGTGCTTGTCTTTCAAGATAATTTAGTTCTCTTGCATTGGCCTCAATCTTCTCTTTAAGACCTTTAGTGATAAGTCTACCAACTGTATCTGGCTCTATATTATTAACAAAACAATAATCTAACACAGCGTCCATGTGTGATATTTTTTTATCTTTTGCTATATGTTCTATGTTTAGAGAGAATTTCTTAGCAGTTTGTACCGTTTCGCTATTTAAATTAGTATCATTACTATTCATAATTTATGTCCTATATAAGTTTAAAAAAAGTGATGGGATTCTGTTTCCACGTTCCCATCGGACGCATCAGCATTATGCCGCTAGGGCGTAACCTGTAGGTGCAAAGTTATCGTTTGCGTTTGTAGTGTTTGACCAATTACGCAGTCACCCGATAGTTCTACTCGCCTCTATACTTGTCAGTCGATCCTAGTTCGCCCCCATCAAAAACACATCGTTTATTTCTATCGGTGCGTGGAGAACTATTTCTCCCGATGTGTTTATGGTGGAGGCGATGGGTACTGCCCCCATGTCCTGTCCAATTGTCGAATTGTATCAACAAACTATACTCTATTTATATCATACTTTCATTGTAATGTCAAGAGCTTAAAATTATTTACCTAGATATTTTACTCTATCCTTTTCTTTTTGTTCGATCCAGTTTTTAATCCAATTTTTGATAAAGTTAAACATATATGTCTCCAACTAATTTAAAGGGTTAAATTTAATATCTATATCTTTTTCTTGAGGTGCTGGTTTAAAATCACTACCAGTTGCTATAATACAAGCTTGTTTTAATTCAGATGCAAATTCTATCATTGTCCAAGTTTTTGTTTCCAAATTGACACTCAAAATATATGATACATTTTTGAATGTACCTGTTGGGGACAAACTTTTTCCATATAACATAAGAAAAGGTATTTCACGATATACTTTAGCTTGATGAGTTACTACCTCTTTTGGTTCAGCACATTGTACAGGTTTCTGTAACCAATACGGTTCAGCTGACACACTAGACAGGCACCCCAACAACATCGTTATTGACAACATTAACTTTTTCATTTTTCTGTTTCCATTCTGCAATGGCATCAGTCAATAAAGGTAAATAGTCTTTTTTATCCTTAACAAATTCCTGACACACACCATCTGCTGTTACAACCAATATGCAAATCTGATTGATCTCAATACCAGTTCGTTCTTCAAACATTTCTGCATAAGCAGATGCCTGAATGTAATAGGATTCGTTGTAACTATCTTGCCGTTCTTTTGTTGATGTCTTAAAGTCAATAATAGACAATACGCCATCAAACTCGGCAATACAGTCGACTCTTCCTGCTACTCCATACTTATCACTATAAAGACCAGCTTCTTGTGAATGAATATTATCAATACGATCTAATAACTTATCTCTTAGTTGAGTAAACAATGCATGTGGTAAAAACTTTTCTTTGTGTTTTTCCATATTCTCATTGTTTAGATAGTCTTCACACATATGATGGACAGCAGTGCCTCTTGCAGCCGCCGTCCTTGCAATGTAATTCGCCACTTCTTCACCAACACGTTTTCTCCATTCAAACAATCCTTGTTTGTTTCTAACAGAAAGAACTGTTGTAATAGATGGATACATATTTCCATCTGGTGTTTTGTATAGTCGTATTCCGTCTTTATTTGTCGCTTTAATATCCTGTAACTCTACAGGTGCATGATTAAATTTTTTCATATTATTTTTACGCCATTTCCAATGCAGATGCAGTAGTTTCTTCTACTCTACGAGTCCAACCTCTACCAAACGTATCAAATGTACCAAGACTTTCATAATACTCTTGCCTTGATGATTGATAGCCTTCGATTGCTGATTCTAGTCCAACTTCTTCAACGTAATTGTGAACGGCCTTTAAAGTGTTAGGGCCGATGCCACCGTCAACAGTAGTACCAATCAATTTTTGTAGATACTTTGCACTACGACTTGGGCCTGCATTTACAGCAAAGTCAAATACACATAGGTCTAGCCCACTTGGTAAATCATCACATTTACAACGATCCCAATAGTTCTTTTGATAGATAGGAGCAACATCTTCGACCAACAAGTCTGTCATGTCTTTCTCTCCACCCCATTCTTCATATACTCTTTTCGTTACGCCAAGATTAGTCTCGCCGCCTGGATCTTTAGGATGATTTACATATCCACCTTCGTGATGTAGTATCATTTCTAAACAGTGTTCATAGTTATCTTGCATTATTCTATCCCCATTCCTAGTTTTGTTTTTTGTATAAGATAGTTTCGCACAAATCCTGAGCGAACTATATCTCCGATGTCAAATTCTACACAATTAAATTCTTTCATTTCTTGTAGAATCTGTAAGAAATTCATTAATCCATTTCTTTCATTTGTTCTTGTTAAATCAGATTGGCCAAAATCTCCACAGAAAACTATTTTTGAATCCTGACCAACCCTAGTTATAATAGTATCAAGTTCATGGAAGTTTAAGTTTTGACACTCATCAACTATGATGATACTATTGTCAAAGGTCAAACCTCTAAGAAATGATGTAGATAGGAAGTAGAAACTTCCTTGTGATTTCAAACGATCATATAACATACTGAACGCTTGTTCGTTTGGTTGTTCAAACATAAACTGCATCATATTAGAATACGGTACTTGATATAACGCAGCTTTATCTTCTTCATCGCCAGGCAAAAAACCAATCTCTCTTGTCGGTATAAGTGAACGAACTACTACAACTTTATCATATGGTGTTTCATTTTTAAGCACATCCTGTAGAGCAAGAAATACAGAAACAAATGTTTTTCCTGTACCAGCACAACCAAAAAGAAATTGGTTCTTTCCCTCTTTCCATGTATCAAATACTTGTTTTTGACTATCGGTAACAGGTTTAATATTGGTAAGTTGATTAAGAGTTATATCTTGTTTTTTTGACATTATTTAATTACCTTTTTATTTAATGTAGGTGGAGTGAAGGGGTCTGTTATGGTCTTACAGTAATCTCTGCCATAATTCCCTTCACTCCTGTAAGAACGCTTTAATTAAATTGCAATTCTTACGTTTTTATTTATAATTATTGCACCAGTTGGCCTTGACGATATTCCTTACTTATTGCATCTAAATTATGAGCTTTACCTATACTTGTACGCTTTTTAATTGTATTGAAGGTTTTAAGGTCTTTATTTGATCTATTTGTACCATACTTTTCTGCCATAGGGGAGTTAGGATGTCCTTCAGCAATACGTTGCATATTCTCCTTAAATCCTTCATCTACCTTATGTGTTTTTCCATCAATTCCACCGATAATAGCTGGAGCAGTAAGTACCTTCTTAAATGATGGGTGTTCTTCTAGAAAAGTTTCTAATTCACTCCAAGAGCAAAATGTATCATATGTGTCATCGTTTTCAGTATTTTTAATTGTATATGTAGGCATATTTTATACTTTCATCTAATTGGCACATGAGTATTGTGCAAATCTATAATTCTACTTTCAAGTTCTCTAACTTGATTGTATAATTCATCGTTTCTTTTTAAGACATCATAGTAAGATTTTGTTAAATCAGCCATATCTCTTTTTAATATATCCATTTGAGATGATGATTGATTTGATTCAGCTTCACCACTACGTCTTAACATGTAATCGTAATATCCCTCTCGAACCATTGTGGTTTCTCCCGATTTTTCCAATTTGCAAAATATGCCTTCTCGTTTATATAGTAGTTCTTATAGGCCTGTATAGTGTCACCTACTACTTTGCAATCGTCTGGCATACATTGTGGTAATGTTGTCAATCCTTTATTTGGAATGTTTTTTGGAGCTCTTTGTAGAATCATTGATGCTCGACCAGAGCCATGTATTTTTTCATATCTGTAAGTATATTCTGCAAGTGTGGCCATATATAGTTTGTACATGTTAAAGTAGTTAGCACTAGACTCACGAACCCAAATGTTTGATGGATGATTGATATGACTTGCTTTCATCAACAAGTCCTCACGTTCATCTGATAAACGCCATCGTTTAATATTACGATTGTTTTTAGTTTTACCAAGATACATCTCACCATCTAATACTCTGTGTGCAGTAGACAACAGCTGACAATACTCAGTTGCCATCTTGACAACATGTTTGTCTATATGCCACTTTACGTTTTGTATTGGGTCTTCATGTAAGTAAAATATATTCATTACTTTTCCCACCTATAAAATATGTGATCACCAATCTCTATGGTTTTCGTTTTCGTTTTAGCCCATGCTGGATATACATAATCAGCATGGTAGTGTGTTGCTCCATCTGTTATATCCAAGTCAAATTTAGTGGATAGTACATATTCTGCAAACTTAATTATTTCTTGACTTTTACTAGCATTTCCCATAACATCTGATTTACCATCACAGTACCAACTGAATTGACATTTGTGTCGTATAGGTATCATTAATTCTGGGTCTTGCCATGATGGTCTTGCTGGGCCTTGATAGACTACTTCACATATAGAATTTGGATATCTGGTATCATTCACTCTATTCAATGTAACAAATGCAACTGCAGCCCAACCAGCAGTTCCTTGGTTCTTTGCTTCAAAATATATATTTTTTGCAAGACATATAGAAGGACTTTCTTCTGCTTTTACTATAGATCCTATAGCGCCAGCCAAAAATGCGAGACAAGTTGCAATAATTATTGTTTTGATTATTTTCATATCTCATCCTTGTATTCTTTTAATAAAGTATCTTGTAATTTGTATGCTTCAATTTCATAAGGCAAGTCCCAATAATTCTCACCACCGCTTCCAGTTCTTATACTAAACTCATTACGAGCATATTGTTTCACATGAATCATCTCATGGCATATGCTTGTAATAAATTCATCTCTGTCACAATTTTTAGATATCTCAAGATGAAATACACGATTACGGTCTTCTTCCATACAAGAACCATATCGATCATCTTCTAACTTACTTAATTGAATTTCAATTTCAAGTGTTTTCATTTTTGGCATCATTTTTTCAATGCACCAAAAAGCAACATCTTCTGCAAGAGCACGTTGCTTCTTAGTTCCACCAATGACTTCTACATAATTCATTATATACCTATTATAACAGAAAAAGGGGGGCCTTGTCAACCCCCCTTTTGTATCTCAATGTTTTCACGTTCATCATAATATATCCATTGAGATAGAACGATTCGGTTAGCGTTATGATGATGAGAGAGAGGTGCTAACCGAATCTAACTTTAAAGTGTTGCCACCAAAAAAAACCAACCAGCACCAAACAATGCCACTACAAATATAAAGTCAACAAATGTTTCTAACTTATTTTCCATCATATTTTTTAATATTTCTTTCAACATAATCAATCTTCCTTATACCAAATATAGAGGGCCAGTCCAGTTGATACTGAATCCACCTTCTAAAACATTTCCACGAGCACCATTTCTAGCAGGAGCATTAAAACCAGCTGGTTTCAACACATCACCTTTTTTGAACTTTACGTCATTATCAGTGTTTACGACAAATCCCCAAACAGAACCCATTTCACCAGTAGCAATATTTTTTGTACCTATCTTAATATATTTCTGTCCTTGTTTAGTCATAAAACTATTTGCAAACTCTTCTTTCATTTTCTCATTAAAGTTAGATTGATTATAATGATGTATTGCAGCTGCAAGCATATTCTCAATACCAGCAGATACATTTTCAAACTTCTTCATAATTCTTGTTGACATAATTTTCTCTCTCTCTATTAACTATACATATAATTTAACACGATTCGGCTGTAATGTCAACGCCTAAAATGCATTCTCC